GACGCCGTTCCGAGTTGCCGTCACGCTTGGCGTGGCGTGGGTCGTGAGGCTGTTCCTGTGATGGGACAGGCCAAGGCCAGGCTCGATGCGGCGAGGGTTCCCCTGAGTGGTGGGACGAAGGAGGCCGCGGAAGCGGCCCGCCCTCGAGGTCAGATGACCGTGCAGGTCGTCGTCAACCTCCCGAAGGGATTGCACGAGCGCATGGAGCGCATCCGGCCCGGGGTGCATATCAACGGCAAGGTCCCGGATAGAGGAGACTTCGTCGCGTTCCTTGTGGATCGGATGTTGTTCCTCATGGTGCAGGCCGCCCAAACGGAGAAGGCCGCGAAGGAGGCGAAGGACCGGAAGGATGCACTCGTGAAGCTGCCGCAGGAAGTTGCTAAGGAGGAGGCGTGGAAGGCGCATGAGTGACGGGATCGGATCACAGGTGAGACTCCCCAAGGCCCCGGCGAAGAAGAAGCCGAAGCCGCCGACGTCGGTGAAGAGTAGGCGCGGCCGGCCGAAGGGGAGTCTGAACAAGGCGACGCCGGAAATCCGCGCGTTCTTCCGAAACTTCTTCGAGGGCGACGAGTACCGAGAGAGCCTCAAGCAGCGCATCCTTGCGGGCGACGCGAATCACATGGAGGTTCTTGGTCATTATTACGGATACGGGCGGCCCAAGGAGCGGGTCCAGCTCGATGCGCCGCCTCGCGGCGCAGCTATCGCTGCCCTCGTCTCGTTCCTGGATCAAAGCGAACGCCGGGCGCTATTCGACCTGGCGAAACGCCTCCGCGACGCGACGCCGAGGGCGATCGAAGGCGTGGTTGTGTCATCAAAGAAGGTCGAAACCAAGGAGGATTGACCGTGACCAACGATGAACCCATCCAATACAAGGTTCTGACGCTCTATCTGGCCGGCGCGATCCGCGACAGCCATCCGGAGGACATCGAATGGCGGGAGGAGTTCATCCTCGGCGTCAGTGGTCTCCCCATCCGGATTTTGAACCCCCTCGCCGGCAAGATGCACGATCCGGCCACGAAGTCGTGGAGCGTGTCCGGCGTGCCGAGCACGGCGAAGTTCATCGTCCACCACGACCGCTGGTGCGTGGACCAGTCCGACATCCTCGTGTTCAACTTCCGGGCACTGAGCCAGCAATATCCGAACATCGGGACGCTCGTGGAGTTCGGTCGGGCCACCGGAACCGGGGCACTGATCTACTCGATCGTGGACCCGGATTATACCGGGCATGAGAATCCGGCGATGTACCGGCTGCATCCGTTCATCGAGGAGTTTTCCGCGGTGATCTTCCCCGACGTTCCGGCGTGCATCAAGTTCTGCAAGCGGCATCTCCTCGCACTTTCGGGCATGGACTCGCGTTTTGCGCCGGGAACGGTGAAGAAATGGACGTTTCCGGATGACGGCCCGCTTGTCAAATAGCGCCTGGTCCGCTACGCTCGGGTGGGCGTCAACCGCCGGCATCCTGGGGTTGTATCTCCTGCTGGCGGCCGGCCTCGTCGCGCCGTCCGCGTGGTACTTCGCGGCGAATGCCCTCAGCTCCGGGCTCATGGTCGTTTACGCCTTCGAGCGGCGGGCATGGCCCGTCGCGGGGCTCAACGCCATGTTTACCGCGATCAGCGCCTTCGGCGCGTGGAGGTTGCTGTGAATGACCGTAAAGCTGTTCTCCTGAATCTTCTGGCCAGGTATGGGGTTGATTTGTGGCACCGACGCTGGTTCCACGCGACGGCCGTCTACCTGATCGACGCGATCATGGAGGTCGTTGATGAGCAGCCTGTCCAGGTCTTCGGATGCTGGCTTCATCCTGGGGAAGTGCTTTCAGTCGGCGGATTCGATCCCGGGGCCTGGCGCAGGCGTCATATATACGGGGGGTTTGCCCGGTGCGCGGGCGGATGTCACGCCATAAGCACAGCGATTCTCAGGGAAAATATCGAGGAACATCCTGACATCCTAGAACACGTTGCCCGCGATCTCGTGATCAGGGTTTCGCTTGCCCACGCGGGGCTGCTGGATGCACGATAAAGACATCGCGGTAAACGTTCGTCTTCCGGTCGGCAGCCATAGCCATCTCGTTTACCGCTTCTGCAACCACTGCGGCAGCGAGTTCTTCACTGCCCGGGATTGGGTCGAGCACGCGATCGTCATCGCCAAGGGGTACGGCCACAAGGACGCGACGTGGCTCCGCAACGCGACGGCGCGGGAGCGCGAGATGCTCGGCAACGAGGAGTATGAGCACATTCTGGCTGAGAGGGGGCTGAAATGAAGTTCTCCGCTATCAGGGTCGACTATCATCGGGCGTATGCCGCGGCAGTGCTTGCGGATTTCGCCGGGTCGTTCAACCCGAAGGTCGTCGAGGCCGCGTACGGTTTGGGATTTCCACGGCCGCTCCTGTCGGGGGATCGGCTATACACATATCATTCCCACGGCATCATCGGATGGGGCCGGATCACGCCTCACCCCGAGGAAAATGCCGTGTTTATTGGGCTCGGGGTATGGCCGGCCCGGGCGCGGCAGGGGTGGCGCAAAGATATCCGGGCGCACTTGGCGAGCGTCGCGTTTCAGGAGTGCAACGAGTTTCCGGTGCGGCAGGTCATCATCGGCGTGCTGACGACAAACATCGAGCACCTGGCGCGGTGTCAACACGAAGCCGTCGATGGTGGTCCGTGGAGATCGAGTGGGGTCGTGTGGTATCCCCCACCGGGGCATTACCTGTTCACGCTCACCAAGGGGGATTTCGGGCGGATCGTCGAGGGGTTATAATAAGGCCATGCCTCTCCTCGTTCTCGAATATCCGAAGTGCAACGTCAGAACCGCCATCAATACCGATCGGCTCCTGGACGAGATCAATGCGTCGGAGGCCGGGCAAGATATCGTCCGCAAATCCCGCGCGGCGCATCAATGCGTCATGGATTTCATAGCGGCGTGGCATTCTGCGGCGGAAGGTGAGAAGCCGCCCCTCCCAGCATGGATCGTGTACATCCATGTTGACGAGACGATTGTCGAAAATGGAAAAGAAAAAAGGCCCGAGCCGAGCGCCCCGATCTGAGACACTCGACGATCTGATCTCGTCGGCGAGCGCCGAGGACCTGATCACCGCAGTCGCGGCCAGCGACTTCCGCGCGTTCTTGGAGATGGGATGGCCGTGGATGGTGTCCAACGAGCCGTTCCAACCGAACTGGCACATCGACGCGATGTGCGAGCATCTGGAGGCGCTGGCCCGCGGGGAGTTCTGGAACCTCCTCATCAACGTCCCTCCGAGGCACACCAAGTCAAATACCTGCGGTGTGGCATTCCCAGCGTGGTGCTGGATTAGAGACCCGTCGCTCAGGGTGATGGGAGCGAGCTACATTGACACCCTTGCCATGCGCGACAGTTTGGCGATGCGCCGTCTTGTCGAATCACCGTGGTATCAGGCCCGGTGGCCGCTCTCACTTTCCGACGACCAGAACGTCAAGAGCCGGTGGGAGAATTCCAAGGGCGGATGGCGTATGGCGACATCGACCCGCGGTGCGGCGACTGGCGAGGGCGCGGATCTCCTGATCATCGACGACCCGCACAACGTCATCGAGGCGACATCGGATATCGAGCGACAGCAAGTCCTCGATTGGTATAACATTGCCATGCCGTCTCGGACCGGGCGCGGTGGCCGGCGGAAGACGGTCGTGGTCATGCAGCGCGTCCACGAGGGCGATCTAAGTGCCGACATCATCGACAAGGGAAGCTTCGTCCACCTGTGTCTTCCGCAGGAGTACGAGTCGGGGAACTCGAAGCGAGGATGGAACGGGTGGACCGATCCCCGCACGGAGGACGGCGATCTACTGTGGCCGGAGAGGTTCAGCGAGGACGTCATCGCCGCGACGCAGCGTCCGCCTCACATGGCAGCCCCGGCCTACGCCGGCCAGATGCAGCAGCGCCCGGCCCCCGCGGAGGGCGGGATGTTTCCGCCGGCCAGTTGGAGGTTCTACGACCGTGAGTTCGAGCTGATCCTGGAAGAGGCCGAGGATTCGTGCTGGTCGTGGGACATGACATTCAAGGACTTGAAGAAGGCATCATCGAGCTACGTAGTCGGGCAGCCGTGGGCCAGGATCGGGGCGGCATTCTACCTTGGCCAACAGACGCGCGGGAGAATGGGATTCACGGGGGCGAAGGCGGCCGTGAAGCTTGGCGACGTGAAGTACCCGAAGGTCCGCATCATTCTCGTCGAGGACAAAGCGAACGGGTCGGCGATCGTTGACGACCTCAAGCCGACGATTGGGAAGATGAAGGCCGTCGAGCCGGAGGGCGGTAAGGAGGCCCGCGCGTCCCGCGTGGAGCCGTACCAGAATGCCGGCAATCTTTACCTCCCGAACCCGAGGAACTTCCCGTGGGTTCTGGAGTACATCGAGGAGTTTAGGAACTTCCCGAATGGCGTCAACGACGACCAGGTGGACTCCACGAGCCAGGCGATCACGTGGCTGCTCAACAGGTTCAATAAGAAGTCCGCGGCGTACGTGACGTCGTATACGACGAACACTGACCAGCGAACGGAACCGATGTATCGGGATCCGAGGTACGGGGACGCCCCGGTGGCCGTCCCGGCGTCCGACCGAGGCGATTCTCGGCCCCGCAGCAGGGCGGCGTGGGCGGCGCGATGACGGGCGACGAGGAACTTTCCCTGACCCGGGCTGCCGCCCGGCTCGGCGAAGCTGTCGCCGACCTTCGGCTCATGTCGGCGCAGAAGGGATGGGACTGCGCGGAGACGCACAAGGCGCTCTTGGCGGTCGAGAAGGCGATGCTGCTTTGGCGGATCAGGCGCCGCGGCGTCCTCGGGCTGGCTGGGCGGACGTCGGAGATCAGCGATCTGGAGGCCGTGATCGTCCGGCTCGTGGAGGGGACGTGAAAGATTTTGTCTTTTTTGGGGACATCGTAGCCGACATGAGCCGCGCGCTGCCGGTGAGGATCGTTCGAGTGTGGTGCTCAAACAGTGTTGTAATCGCATGGTATCCGGCAAAGGCCGTCAAGGGCCGGAGTCCGATGATTATTTCGCTCGTCGGATATAATTAGTATGAAGATGACCGAGAAAGAGCACGTCATCGGGCCCACGAGGATCGGCGAGATGCTCCTTGTCGACCTCCAGACCGCGCGCCGGGTCGACCCCGACTCGGCGTTATTCGCTGTCTGCCAGGCGCTCTCCGAGAGGGGGGCCGCCGGGGTGATCGAGGCTACGTTCGTCGTTGACCTGATCGAAGCAAGCCCTGAGGACCGCGCCGTCCTCCTGGATCGTGGGAATTGGCCGGTGCCCGATGCGTAAGCCGAAGCCATACGGATACCCCAACAATGCCGTCGCCGAGGCCGTGCGCGACATGGTAGGCGACATGCTGGACGATGTTGAAGACGCTGATCTTTGCGATGATTTGGACGATGATTGGGATGTTGCGGCGTTTCCGGAGCCGGAGGTGTATGTGCCATGAAGGTCCCCGCGCATCCCGTCAGCGAGGTCGGCGCGGCGTTCTATCACGGGTGCATCGCCGCGTTCCTGGCCATGGGGCTCCTGTTCCACGCGGGCGCGGCGGCGTACGCGGTGCATCTGTACCGGATGGCCGACATGAGAATGGTCTGGGCCCTGGCGACGCTCGCCTTCTATCACGGGATCGTCGCGGGGTTCCTGGTCATCGGGCTGGCGTTCCACGTGTATGCGTGCAGCCGGCACTGGTACGACCGCTTCGCGGATAAGGAGCAGTTTTGGCAGCCGAGAGACTATCCGCAGCACTCGGAGGCGTGCGTCGAGTACAAAGATCGTTGCGCGAGGTTCGGCGGACAGATGGCGAGCTGTGTTCCCGGATGTCCGATGGGGAAGCAGTAATGGAAAGCGCGATTGTAACAGCCATCACGCTCGCGATCGTGTTTGTATTCATCGTGGGTTGTGCCCTCCTTGTCGAGAGGCTGTTGCCGTGATCGAGTGGGTCTTCATAATCTCGCTGCACATGCCGTCGCTCTGCGACACGGCTGAGTGCGAGGCTAGACGCGGCCCGGTCACTGCGGAGATCCGCGGTTTGGTGGACGAGACGCATTGTCGGCGGATACGGAAGTTGATCATGGATCGGTTCGGGACGACGCGGGACGGGCGCCCAAACATCGACGGGACCGTGAGTGAGTGCGAGGAGAGGAAGCGGTGAGCCGGTGCGCGCTCGTCCTCTGGGCGTGCGCGATCTTCTGGAGCGACGTCTTCTCGCTCGGTCAAACCATTCCCGGGCGCCTCGCCGTGTTTCAAGAGATCAGGCAGGAAATCTGCATGACCGGGTCGAGGATGACGCTCACGCTCCAGCGGCGGCTGTACGAGGAGCGAGTTTTGGACGACGGCTCCGTGGTGCAAGACGAGATCGCGCCGTGGAGGGTAGAGAATTTCGGGTCGATCTGGGTGCCGATCGATCCTGGATGGGAGTTCAATGCCGAGCGGAACGGCTTCAACCAGAAGCCCGATCCGTCCGCCCCGACGCATGCTGATCCGCCCGGGGACGACACACGATGAGCGAGAACTGGATCAGGTGCGCGTGGTGCCACGATCCGCTCGTCGAGGACGAGGACATCCTGGTCTTCACGTATCTGACGTGCCGAGCGTGCGGCGGGAAGAACGAGATCGTCTCGACGGTCACTGGCGGCCCGAGGTCGAGGGACGGCATCCATCCCCCGCCGCATATCGCCAGGATGGTTCCGTCCGGCTCGGCGCCTGCGGGCGATCTCTTGGGTTTCATTCCGCCGACGCTCAAGGAGCACGAGGGGCATCGTCGGCTCTGCGATCTAATTCATCGCGGCGTGAGTAAAAGTTAAAAATGCCTACAGGCATTTATACGAAGTCTCAGACGCATAAAAAAAGACTTTCAATCTCTATGAGCCGATTAAAAATAAAACCTCCGACTCCTAGAAAAGATTGGAATTGGGATTGTAAAGCGAGGGCTGTTCGGTCCTTGAAAATGTGGAAAAAACCGGGCTTTCGCAAGATCCGAAGTCGTGCGACGGCACAGCATTGGAGACTTAGACGACTTAAGATTCAAAAAATAGCGGAACCGCGCGGGCCGATTGAACCTTGTGATATTTGTGGTGGTAAGCAACAAGGTAGAAAATCTTTAGCGAAGGATCACGATCATCGGACTGGAAAATTGAGAGGGCGTCTATGTGGATGCTGCAATCGAGGTTTAGGGATTTTTAAGGATAATCCTGAATTACTTGAGAAAGCCGCTTCATATCTTAGAATGTGGATGAATCAGACGTGAGCGAGTTCATCCAGGAGACGCCGCTCGTCGTCCGGTCGTACTGCCCCGTGTGCGAGTCCGACATCGTCCATGAGGAGGCGTGCTACAAAAGTACGGAGGGCGGGCCGTGCTCGTGCCGCCTTCAGATGCCGTTCAGGTGCTCGCAGCATCCGGAGGATCGGGACGGCGCGGACGACGGGCGCGTGGTCTCGACGGAGTACCTGTCGGGCAGCGCCGAGGCCGGCGGCCCTGAGAACAAGGCCATGTGCGACTTCTTTCATAGGGGAAAGCGGCGATGAAGAACCGCGGTGCAAGACTCAAGGTTGATCCGAGCCCGACGATCAGGCGGGCCCTTGAGGATGGCGTGGCGTACGGGTGGAAACGGGCGCACAAGTATACCGACCCGGATCACAAGTGCCCGGTGGACGACGATCAGGCGCAGGACGCAATTGTCCAGGCCGTGCTAGTGGCGTTTAACGAGAACGGAGTGAGCTGCTGATGGCCCTGATTATCGTCGATTGCGAGGCCCCGTTCGGCGTCGGCTCCCCGGCCGTCGGGGACATGACGGAGTTCGGCGCCGTCCGATTCGTCCCCGAACCGCCGTTCTGGGACGAGACGTTCCACGGCGAGATGCGCGGAGTCCCTTGCTGGCATGATGGCGGCACGTCAAGATCGTTCGATCCCGCCGCGGCTGAGCGGACAATCAAAGCCTTCGAGCAATGGCTCTACTCTGTCTGCGGCAAGGGCGGGTTCGTGTTCGTCTCTGACAACCCGGCCTACGATTGGCAATGGATCAACTTCTACTTCTGGAAGTACGGGATCAAGAACCCCTTCGGTCACAGCGGGAGGAGGATCGGGGACTTCTACGCCGGGCTGACCGGGGATTTTCGGAACACGCAGCGGTGGAAGCGCCTGCGGGTCACCAATCACGACCACAACCCAGTCCACGATGCGATGGGGAACGCAGAGGCGCTCGGCCGGATGCTGAAAGGGGAGCGGGTGTGACTGTGGTAAAATTGAGGCATCATGTCCCTTGATCGCGACGCCTGGCTCTACGGCAATAGGAAGTCCGGTCGGCGGGCGCAGGCGGAGATCAGAAAGTCGGCCGGCCGGCTCGATCCCGCGTCGGATGCTACGCACGGCTTCCTCATTCAGGATTCCCGCATCACCAACTGGGGAGGTTTGACCGATCCCTCTGGCCGAGTCGTTGTCATTTCGAAGGCTGCTCCCGACCCGCCTGCGTCTAGGCAGCTCCGTGACCCGTTCACGACATTCTATGTCCAGGGCATCGCTCTAGAGCCCCCGCTCCCGCCCGATCGGCTGCTGAACCTCACGGAGGAGAACGCGCTGCACGCGTCATGCCTCAAGGCGAAGGCCGACGATTCCTGCGGGCGCGGGTGGTCGTTTGAACCAATGGACGGTAAAAAGGGCGACAAAAGCCTCGCGGAGTCCGAAATCCCCGAGCGACTCAGGCAACAGATGGAGGACCTGACGCCGGACCTGACATTCGGCGAGTTGCTCTGGCAGGCCGCGTGGGAGATGGACGCGATCGGCTGGAGCGTGTGGGAGGTTGTCCGGACCCTTGGGCGAGGCTGGACGCCCGGCACGCCCGCTCCTATCGGGGCGCTCTACCCGATCCCGGCGCACACAGTCCGCGCGTCGCTTGACCCGAGGAAGTGGGTGCAGATCAGGGCTGGCCGCGTCCGTTTTTTCAAGAAGTTTGGGGCGAAGTGCGAGATCGACAACGAGACCGGCGCAGTCTACGAATGGACGAAGAAGGATGCCGAGCGTGTCGGGGATATGGACCGCGATCGTATCGCGTCCGAGGTCATCCTGTTCAAGAGTTACACGCCGCGGAGTCTCTGGTATGGCCTCCCGCGGTGGATCAGCGCGGTCCCGACAATCGCCGAGATGGGTGCGATCCGGGAGTTCAACGTAAGCTGGTTCGGATCGGGCGGCCAGACGGACTATCACATGCACTTCAAGGCGAACGACATCGGCGTGGCGAAGGACATGGTCGAGGTCCGCCAGCAGGTTCGGGAGTAGTTCGCTGGCCGGGGACACACGAATATCCTGACGGCCGGCACGGAGGATACCGAAGTCTCCGTCGAGAAGCTCGGCGAGCTGCTCCGCGAGGGGCATTTCCGGTTCCGCAGACAGGATCTCGCGAAGGAAGTCCTCATCGCGCACAACGTCCCGCCATATCGCGTCGGCTGGTCCGTTGAGGGGTCGCTTGGCGGCACCGCCGCGCCCGAGATGTTGAACAGCTACAAGTTCGGCGCGATCGAGCCGATCCAGAACGTTATCGAGGACCGCCTCCGTGCGACGCTATTTAACCCGGAGGTCGGTATCAAGACGGAGGATTTCCGACTCACGTTGGCCGACTTGGAACTCGACGACCTTTCGCGGGAGCTGGAGGAGGCGGCGAAGAGCGTCGAAAGCGGCATCAGGACTCCGAACCAGGCGCGCGAGCATATCGGCGAGGAGCCTGCCGACTCCACCAAGCATCCGGAGATGGATGTGTATTATTTCCGCGGTCAGAAACTCGGGGCTGAGCCGCAGCCGCCGGGCGGTTTTGGGGGGTTTGGCAGTCCGCCACCCGGCGCAGTTCCGCCCGGCGAGGAGGATACGGCCCCGGCCGAGAACCAGAAGCACGTGGACAAGGTCCTCGATATCATCGCGTCCTTCGAGGCCACCCTCAAAGACGCCCTGAAGGACGACGACATGTCCCCCGGGAGGAAGAAGTCGCCAGGCGTGGTGGCGGTTACTTCAGCGGGCCCCGCAAAAGACGATAAGCCGAACATCGCGTAGCGTTTTTCAATCCATCGGATATACCGTGTAAGGAGGGCGCATGGCAAAGTCCGAGGAGCTGCCGAAAATTCCCCGTAATGCTCGTGGCCGTGTCTTATGGGACAACATTCCGGGGGCGATCGATTGGTTCAAGAACGTCGCCCCGGATATGACCAATAACGAGTTGATCGAGGCCATCCGGGGCCGATATGGGGTTGACGTGACGATCCCGAGCGTCAACCAGATGCGTCTGAGGAAGCGGGTGCAACAGACACCGGAAACGATCGCCCGCGGCGTGGCCGTCAGGATTGCCAAGATCAGAGGGCCGCAGAAGCCGGAACTGACGCCCCAGGAAAAATACGACCGCGACTCCATGCAGGCGTCGATCCGCCGCCTGACTGCGAAGCAGACGTTCTACGAGGTCGTCGGCGACCGGGTGATCCAGGCGGTCCGCGAGATCCCGAAGATGCCGCCGGTCCGAATCCCGCGCATCTCCGTGCCAAAGGGCTTGAGCGAGGAGGAGGCCGTCCTCGTGATTTCCGACGTGCAGGCCGGGCTCACCACGAGCGCCAAGGAAACGGGCGGCCTCGGCGACTTCAATACGGCAGTCCTCCTGAAGGAGATCGAGTACCTCGCGGAGTCCGTCGAGGCCATCATGCGGTACCACACGAACGTCCGGACCCTGAACGTGTGGTTCAACGGCGACATCGTTGAGGGCGAGGACATCTTCGCCGGGCAGCTTCGCGAGATCGACATGAACCTCGTGGAGCAGGTCGCCTTCTGCGTCGAGCACTTCGCCCGGTTCATCCATCGCATGGCGCACCGATTCGAGACGGTCCGCTGCACGGGGACGGTCGGCAACCACGGGCGGATCGGCCGCAAGGGCGAACACTCCCCGATGTCGAACTTCGACTATCTCGTGTACAAGTGGCTGGCCGAGCGCACGGCGCGTGCGACGAACGTTTCGTGGACGATCCCCGAGACGTGGTGGATCATCAACGAGATCCAGGGATGGCGCTTCCTCCAAGTCCACGGCGACGACACCGGGCAAAGCACCTGGGGCATCCCCTTCTACTCCATGCAGCGGCACTCGTGGCGGTATCAGGAGATGCTCCGGCTCGCGCGGCAGGAGGGCTTCGACTTCATCGTGATCGGGCACCACAGCGAGGCCGGGGAGTTCAAGAACGTGATCTCGGCCGGGTCCTGGCCGGGCGGCACCGAGTTCTCGATCAAGCGGATGCAGGCCCTCGCCATGCCGAGCGCGCCGTTCTTCGGGGTGGTGCGGAGCCACGGTAAGACATGGCGCCGGGACATCTATCTGCGTCCGCCGAAGGACGCGCGGTGATGTTCCGGAATCCGAGGCGGAAGCGCCGGTCTGCCGCCCTTGAGCGATTGGAGGCGACCCTGACGCTCGCGAGGAACGGCGCGGTCAAGCCGGGATCGGCCCCGGAGCCCCTTCGCTACAGGCCGTACATCGAGGCCGATATCATTCGGATGGAGGCCGAGGTCGCAGTCCTGCGCGAGAGGATCGGCGTGTGAAGATCGTCGTCGGCGATTGCGTGGAGGCCATGCGGGCGATGCCAGAAGCGAGCGTGGACGCGGTCGTGACCGATCCGCCTTATGGTCTGGAATTCATGGGGAAGGAGTGGGATAAGCTCGTAGCGCCAGCTCGCGGGAAGACGGCGGGTTTAGAACACTCGCAAACGATTGAACATCGGAACGATACCCCGCAACATCGGGCCAGCGTAAAGCAACCGGCCGCATTGAAACGGTGTGAAAACTGCGGAGGCAATTCATCTGGACAGTGGAATCGGTGTATGTGTTTCATGCCGGATTTCCGTGAACGATCTGATCTTAAACAGGCGATGCAGGCGTGGCACTTCGCCTGGGCGCGCGAAGCCCTCCGCGTCCTCAAGCCCGGCGGGCATTTCTTGGCCTTCGGCGGCACGCGGACCTTCCACCGGCTGACCTGCTCACTAGAAGACGCGGGGTTCGAGATTCGGGACTGTTTGATGTGGCTCTACGGCTCAGGGTTCCCGAAGTCGCACAATGTTTCAGCAGCCATTGACAGAAAAGTTTTAAGAAAAGGTCCACGAGGCCATGCAATAGCAACGGCTGGCACGATTCAGGTATCAACCGGAAAACTACTGCCGCCCGGCGAAAATCTTCCACCGTATGAATCGGAATCAGAAGAAGCAAAGCAATGGTCCGGCTGGGGCACCGCCCTCAAGCCCGCCTGGGAGCCGATCATCTTCGCCCGCAAGCCGCTGATCGGCCCCGTCGCCGAGAACGTGCTGGCGCATGGCACCGGGGCGCTGAACATCGACGTGAGCCGTATTAATTACACGAGCGTTGCTGATCAAGCATCGGCAATTCCACAGGGCAAGGCGACAGCTAAAATCGGCGGCCTTGCGGGCGGTCAACAAAGTGACCGAGAACGAAATGAGTTCACACCAGACAACACGAAAGGCCGCTGGCCCGCGAACGTCCTGCTCTCCCACGTCGAGGGCTGCGAGAAAGTCGGGATGAAGCGGGTGAAGGGCAGCCGGATCGAGAAGCCGAGCGACTGCGCTACAGACGGCGTAACGAGCTTCGAGCGTATGCGCGGCTCGCGTCCGGCCCGCGGGATCGGAGATGCCGACGGCATGGAGACGGTCGAAGCGTGGCGCTGCGTCGAGGGGTGCCCCGTGCGGATGCTGGACGAGCAGAGCGGGGTGTTGAAGAGCGGCGATTCGGCAGGATTTAAAGGACCGTACAAGGCGCACATATATGGGAAGTATAAAAATAATCAAATCAACCCCGAAACAGTGTATGCCGACTCCGGCGGCGCCTCCCGGTTCTTCTACACGAGCAAGGCGTCCGGCGACGAGCGGTACGCGTTCTGCAAGACCTGTAGCTGCAAGGTCGCTCCCGGCGAGGATCGGAAGCATCCGCGCTCCGGCCACGACGTCATCCGCCATCCCACGCAGAAGCCGGAGGATCTGATCCGATACCTGCTCAAGCTCGTCCTGCCTCCGGGCGGGATGGTTCTGGATCTGTTCGGGGGGAGCGGGACGATCCTCGTCGCCGCAGCGAGCCTCGGCATCGACAATGCCGTGATGGTCGAGCGCGATCCCGATTACGCGATGATCGCCCAGGCGCGTATGGCGTCGGAGATGCCGTTCGTCAACGTCGAGGTCGAGGAGTTGAAGGAGAACGAAGGGGGACCGGCATGAGCAAGAAGATGGATGCCGAATACTTCGTGATCGACCAGATGAAGCCCATCAAGGCCCCGGGGCGGATGTGGGGGGAGTTCTTCGACGCGCACGGGCCGGTCGTCATGATGCAGGCGTTTGGTTGGCCGGAGCCCGAGAAGCGCCGCCGGCATGGCGAGCGCATCTTCGCGTTCTATGCGGCCGGGGAACGCGTGGGCTGGGCGTCGTTGCTCCCCGCGGCCTCGGGCTCGCCCGAGTGGTACATGAGCCGGGGCGTCTGGCCGGCGTACCAGGGCCGGGGGCATGCCGCGCGGATCGGGGACCTCATGGCCGACTTCGCGTTCAAGCAGCTCATGGCGATGGCCGTGACGATCGAGATTTTCGAGACGAATCCCCGACATCTTGCTCATTACAAGCGGCTGGCGAAAGAGGGCGGGCCGTGGCGGTCGTCGGGGCACATCACGCTCCCGAAGCCGTCGCATTGGCGGTTCACCCGCCTGAAGCCGAAGGAGGAGGAGAAGTGACGAAATTTCGAGATTGTCAATGTCGAGATTGTCGTCCGGTAGCGTCGCCCCGCATGTCGTGGGTTTGGCGCCTCGCGATCCGCGCGGCCGTGGTGGTCGCGATGCTGTGGACGTTCCTCGCGGCGCTGGCAGTGAAGTGGTGACATGGTTCTCGACGCCTTCGGGCCGTTCGAGGTTGTCGTGACTCTGATCTCGTTCCTGTTCGGCCTCGCGGCTGGATGGGGGGCGAGGAAGGTGTGGAAAGGATAAGCATGTTCCGTCTTCGTGACATAGATCCGTTTCTGTTCTGGACGTTCGTTGTTCTCATCGTCATGCTCGCGCTGAACGCCGCGTTCGCCGCGCAGCCGCCGGACCCGGCGAAGATCGACCCGGGCATCGAGGCGCCCAAGCCCGACATCGCCCCACCGTCCCTCGACGCGGGATGCAACGTCCCCATCGACCTTGAGGCCCTGAGGAAGATCCCGGCCATCATGGTCGGGGGGCTGTTCATGATGACGAAAGTCGGACCCGTGCCAATCGCCGTCTCCGCCTTGCCGGCCCCGCCGGGGTTCACGACGGTCATCACGCTCATGGGCGGTCGGAACGGCTTCCCGGTCGGCATCTTCCAGATCGGGGTTGAGGGCGGCAAGAAGGTGCAGCGGGGGTGGCGGAATGACGCGCTCCTGGACGAACGCCACGCCCCGAGGCCGGAGCCCGAGTCTGCCTGCCGGTGGGTGCCACTGCCATGACGAGCAAGGCTTCAAAAGCCAATAATTGTTGCGCCGTAGCGACAATTCCTTGGAACATCGCCGACCCTTTCAAGCGATACGGATGTCGGTGCAAATGTCATGCAACCGGCTCCGAGGATTGCTCACCCTGTTGCCAAGGAAAGAGGTTTCGCGTGCGATGACGATCCGGGAGTGGTGCGCGGCGGCGCAGGCGAACTCCCTGGCCCACGGGTTCACGAATGATCACATTCCGACCGCGCTCATGCTGATCGTGACTGAAGCGGCCGAGGCGATGGAGCGGTGGCGCGAGGTCGGGCCCGGGAACGATGATGTATTCGCGAGCGAGCTGGCGGACATCTGCCTCCGGACATTTATCCTCGCGGAAGCGCTCGGCATCGATCTGGAGGCCGCGATCGAGGCTAAGCACGCGAGGAACCTCACGCGGCCGTACCTGCACGGGGGCAAGCTGGCCTGATCCGTGGTACAATGACGGGAGTGCAGTTGATAAGTGCAACTCACCCTAGCCGGAGCGAATCATGTCGAAGTTCCTCACTGAGACCCAGGACCCAGGAGTCCGCGGTGGTACCCCCGTCAACGCCGTCCAGGCCGAGAAGACGATCGACCCCGCCGGCACGAACAACAAGATCAAGTGGAAGGCGCGGGCCTACGGCCGCAGGGGCAACCGGGTCAGCGTCGAGTACCGTCACGACGTTTCGCCCGTCGCGTCGCACCTGATCAAGGCCGGCGCGGACAACACGCTCCGCTTCGACGCCCGAGTGCCGGGCGACGCGGGCGATGCCATCACGGTCGCCACGCTCGATCCTGCCGCGCCGAACGCGGTCCTGGGAGTCCGGGAGTACGCGGGCAACCTGAACGTAGACCTGGCCACCGGGGCGGGCGACAAGGCCGCGGCGTCGCTCGCTGCTGGCGCCGGGTCCGTCGAGGTCGAGGCGGACGCTCCCGGGCCGGGGGGGAACGGTTACACCGCGGACGTCGTGACGCAGGCCGTCGAGGACGCCGCGCTCGCCGTCGAGCTGATCGGCAGCGTCCTCACGGTCAAGCAAGGCATGGACAAGGGCGACCAGGCTGTCGCGGTCATGCAGGATTATCTCGGGACTGGCATCGTGGACGTCACGGTCGTCGCGCCCGGCGCGGCGGGGAACGCCTACACGGCGGAGGTCGCGGAAGGGGTCGCGGAGGACGGAGCGTTGTCCGCGTCGCTTTACGCCGGGAGTCTCAAAGTCGTCCTTGGCATGGACAAGGGCGATCCGGCCTCCGCGGAAATCGGCGCCGGCTCAGTCCACATCGAGGCGGAGGAAGTGCTCGGCTCCGCGGGGAACGCATACACGGTCGAAGTCAAGGAAGGGATCGCGGGCGGAGACCTTGTCGTAGATAATCCGGTTGTTTTTCCGCTTGTCAACGATCCGGACTTGGTCGGGTGGTACGACGCCTCGCAGCTCGTGCTCAACGACGACGATCCCGTGTCCTCGTGGACTGACGAGAGCGGCGCGGGCAACCACGCCACGAAAACAGGCGCCAACAGGCCGACCTACAAGACCGGCAGGCAGGGCGGGCTTCCGGCTGTCAACTTCGACGGAGCCGACGACTTCCTGACGCTTCCGACCGGGGTCGGCACGGGCGATGTGACGGTCTTCGCAGTGTTTGACCGCGATCCGATGGACAACCATCAGACGCTTTTGTCCTTCGGCGACGCCGCCACGAAGAACTTTCAGATCCGCATTAAGCTCGACGACGGCCATCTTTACTTCGGCGCTGGCGATGGCGGCGAGGCCGGGACCGAGCAGGACATGGGCGCGATCGACACCGCGGCGCACATGATCGCCGCTCGTCATGACAAGGGCGTGGACCTGGTTTTCAGGACCGACGGGGTTGAGGTGTTCAACGGCGCGTTCACTCCCACGATCTCGGCGAACGGGAACGAGGGACAGTTCGGTGTACGCGTCGGCGACGCGGGTTGGTGGAAGGGCGACATCTCAGAGATCATCATCTTCGCGCGTGCGCTCTCTCCCAGCGAGATCGTGCAGGTCGAGACGTACCTGAGTCAGAAATACTTCACCGGCTTGGTCACCAACTTCGTCGTCACGCTCGGGATGGACAACGGCGATCCGGCGGTCGCGTACATCGGCGACGGGGCGATCCGCCTGGAGGTGGTCGAGCCTGGAACATACGGCAACACGTACTCCGTCCAGATCGTTTCCAGCCCCGACGAGGATGAGCCGGTGGACGTGCAGTTGAACGGGCCATATCCCGATCCCAACGAGAACCAGCTAATTATGACGCTCGGCTACGACAAGGGCGAGAAGAAGTTCCTCGACCTCGGCGCCGGGTCGATCCGCCTGGAGGCCCTCTTGCCCGGCGGCGAGGTGGACAACGATCAGTACACGGCCGAGGTAGTGGAGGGCGGGCAGGACGCTTCGTTGTCCGCGGAATACTACGCCGGGCATCTCAAGGTCACCCTCGGCATGACGTCGGGCGACAAGGCAAACGTCCTGCTCAACACGACCAGTCCCGCCGGGGAGATACTTGTCGAGGTCGATCAGGGGGGCGCGGCGGGGAACGGCTACTCGATCCAGGTCATTCAGGGCGCCGCGGATGCCGTGCTGTCGGTGTGGCTCTACGCCAACATGCTCACGATCGAGCTTCCCGCTGACCCGTATGGAACGCCGATCCACGCCCACGCGGACGACGTGATCGACGCGATCAACGCCGCCGAAGGCGCGACGTTCACCGCGTCGTTGCAAAGTGGGCAGATGTCCAGCGAGGTGGACGTGCAGAGCGACAGCTTCGTCAACGGAGCGGACAACTGGACCCCCGACCCCGCCAAGAACACGGTCGCGCTCGTGGCCGCGGCGATTGTCGGCGCCGGCACGATGTACGACTTCAGCACTACGGTCACGCCCTATGGGAACGACCCCCTGACGGCCGCGGACGTGATGCCGTATGGTCCGGTTCCGTTGTGGTTCCCGGGCGGCAGCAACAGCCCGCAACCCGATCCTGCCAAGAACACGGCCGCCCTCATCGCGGCAGCGATCAACACCCATCCGACCAACTACCCGCAGCGGGTGATCGCCACCGTGACGGGGTACGGCAACGACCCCTTGACGGCGGCGGACTTCATGTCGTATCCGCACCCGTTCGTCGGAGGCGGCGAGAACTTCGCGCCTGACCCGGCCAAGAACACGGCCGCCCTCGTGGCCGCGGAGCTTGACGGGTTCTCCGATTTCATCGCCACCGCGACGCCCTACGGGAACGATCCCTTGACGGCCGCGGACGTGACCGTGTACCCGATCCCATTCACGGGAGGTGGCGAGAACCTGGCCCCTGATCCCGCGAAGAACACCGCGAGCCTCGTGGCCGCGGCGATCAACGCCGCCGCGCTCTACGTCCTGGAGGCCGACGCCCGAGCGTACTACGACGCGCTCCCGTTCTCCACCGAGGACACGTATCCGTTCACGGGAGGTGGCGAGAACCTGGCCGCCGACCCGGCGAAGAATACCGCGAGCCTCGTGGCCGCGGCGATCAACGCGTCCGAGGGCGCGACGTTCACGGCGACGGCGGTCTATGACGACCCGATCGAGGATCCCCCCTACGTCGTGCCGTTCGCGGGCGGCGGCGCGAATGCGCCCATCACCAGCACGGGCGCGCAGGTCGCGGCGATCGTGGACGCGCAGAGCGCCCTCGTGACCTGCGACGTGATCGCCGGGAACGGCGCCCTCCCCGTCACGCCGTTTGCGGCCGAGAACCTGCACGGCGGATCGGACTTCGGCGAGGGCGAGGCCCTGGAGGTCGAGACGACCGGGAACAGGATCGTCGTCCATCTGGCGACGGATCCCTACGAGGGGGAGATCGTGACGACGGCGGCGGACATCTTGGCCGAGATCGGCCCATACCACCCGCTCGTGACGGTCGAGGCCGACGAGGCGTACTCGGACGGGCTGGTCACCGCGATCGCGGAGGGGCACCTCGCGGGCGGCACGCCGTCCGGGCCGGCGTCCATCACCGGGACGATCCTGGAGGACTCGCAGTACAGGTACACCGCCTTCGAGGACGCGCTGGAGCGCGACGACGAGGACTTCGAGGGTCACTGGGACAGGATCGCGCTATGACGTTTCGGA